TGCCGCTGCGACATGCCGCACACCAACAATGCCAACGACACGCTGGAACTGATGCGCCGTGGTGACATCACCGGCATGAGCTTCGCATTCAGCGACGACTATCAGGACTCGGAGAACGGCGTATCGTATGAGCGCACCGACGAGAAGACCGAGGACGGCAAGGAGGTATGGCTGCGCCACGTGAAGCGCATCACCGGCCTGTACGACGTGAGCATCGTAACCCATCCCGCCTACGAGCAGACATCAGTGGGCACCCGCGAGGCCAGCGACGAAATCGACAAGGCCATCGACGAGCAGCTGAAGCGCGAGCAGGGCGAGGAAACACCCGAGCAGAAGAAGGCCCGCGAGGACAAGGAGCGCGAGGAGCGCGAACTGGAGGAACAGGCACAGAAGGCCCGCGAGATGACCGAGCACCGCTTGCAATCTCAGCGTCGTCGCATGCGTGATAATGTGATTAATAAAATATAGTATTAACTTTTAAATTTAAAAGCAATGAGTAAATTAAATTTAGAGTATTGCCAGAATCGTCACCACGAGATTCAGGTAGAGCTCGACAAGATGGACGAGCTCAAAGAGAGAGAAAATCGCCCCTTCACCGAGGACGAAGTTACTAAGTATCGCAGTCTGATCGACGAGGATGCCCGCCTGAACAACTTCATGGAGGGTCAGCTCACCGGCAAGAAGCTGGAAGAGTACCGCGAGCGCAAGGCCAAGAGCCAGATGCTGCGCGAGCTGTTCAAAAAGTGCCGCGAGGAGAAGGTGGCCTACAGCGAGGAGATGCACGACCGTGAGGCCGCCAACGGCACCACTATTCTGCTGAACCCAGCCGCAGGCAACACCGCCGGCAACATCGAGGCATCGGGTGCTATCCCCCTCGTTATCCACGAACTCATCGACACCAAGGTGCCCGGACTGGAGCGCCCAGGCGACCTGAAGATTCTCACCGGCGTGACCGGCAACCAGGTATGGCCATACGCCATCGACGACGTAGAGTTTGAGGTAGCCGACGAGGTAGAGCAGATTGGTGAGCAGAAGATCAACTTCTCGAAGCTGAACGCATCACCCGTCCGTGTTGCTGCATCTCTGGCCATCTCTAACGAGGCTATCGACAACGCCGACTTTGATCTGTACGGATTCTGCCAGTACAAGATGACCAAGGGTATGGCCAAGTTCATGGCACTCTACACCTACAGCCACTGCAAGCCATCACACGCTCTGAAGCCAGTATTCGGTCTGTGCGATGTTGAGGAGATTGTATTCGACGACAACTTCGCTGAGAACCTCGACGCTAAGATTGCCGAGATGTGGGATAAGGGATTCGAAGGCGAGCCTTGGTTGACCTTCGACAAGACCTACGAGACCAAGATGAAGTACAAGAAAGCCATCCCAGGCACCACCGATTCAACACGCACCGTTATCGAAGGCGGCAAGTGTCTGAACCACAGCTACACCGTGAGCCCATACATCAACTATGCACTCAACGGTCAGGGCAAGCCTGCTGCTGATGGTAACCACTACATCGGTATCGGACACTGGGGCTACTGCGCATTCCAGCAGCATGGAACCGTTCGCGCTACTGTCGACTCGACATCTGCCGAGGTGTCAAAGCGCAACACCACCGTGCTCGTGCTCAACACAGCCTACTCTATTTCTGAGCTCAGCTCTAAGGTCAACGGCAACATCAGCGGCAAGCCTCAGGCATTCAAGCTGCTGAAGGTGGTAGCACCCGCATCAAGCTCTGAACTCTAAACACTCTCCTCGACTTCTTTCATGGTTTCTCCTGCGGGTGGCGCCGATGCAACAGCAACAGGTTGACCCGCCCGCAGGTTCCTTTTTCTCCTAAACACCGAATGAGCAAATGAAACAACTGAACGAGATAATCTACGACGCAATAATGGCCGACGAGGACTTGGTGGCTGCCGTGGGCGGAGCTGAACAGGTGGAGAACACCTGCTTCGAGGTTTCACCCCTGGCCGATGCCGACAACACGCCCGTGCCATACTTGCTGGTGATGAACGATGGATTCCAGAACAAACTGACGACCAAGGACACCGTGTGGGAGGGTGAGGAAGACGACGTGCAGGCCACCGTAGAGATTGCGGGGCGCGACCCCGGCGAGGTTGAACAGCTGCTCAAAGCAGTGCGCAGGGCAGTGGAGCGACACATAGTATCGCTTTATCAGCAGGGAGCCGACACGCCCCAGCTGCAATCGCTACAGGCCGCACAGCTGCAATGGGACTGGACGAAGCCGTGCTACTTTCAGCATCTAACATACTCATGTACGATTAAGAACGAAGACGATGAGCAAGAATAACACCGAAACCAAGCAGCCCGCCTATGTGGAGGAACTGCTGAAAAACGGCACCGCCACGCTGCGAGCCAAGACACGCGAGGAGCTGGACATGATGGTGCAGCAGATTCCTGCCGACACTCGTATAGCAGCAGGCGTTGTGGCTCGCAATCGTGAGAGCGGAGACTACGTGCTCCGCGTTGACATCATCAAGTAGTAACATTTTAAAATCAAAAAGAAAATGGCAACACTAAAAGGACAGAACTTTCGCATACTGACCTACGACTCAACCGCCGCCAAGTGGAAGGTATTGGGAATGAGCACGGGATGCACCGTGACCCTGAACACCAACACTGACGACAGCGGGACGAAGGACGACGTGGGCATGGCTGCCAAACCTACCATCAATTCAAAGTCGTGGCAGGTTTCGGTGGAAACGCTCAACGTGGTGGATGCAGCTGCAATGCTAACGGCCATCAAGAGCCTCACGCCATTCACCCTGTTGTGGGACGAGGTTTCGACCGCTAACAACCAGACCGCACAGAAGGCCAACTTTGCACGCAAAGGTACCGCATTCTTGAGCGATCTGACACTGACCTTCAACGACAGAGAAAACTCGGCAAAGAGCCTGCAATTCAGTGGCTCGGGCGAGCTGGCCAAGGTGACCAGCGAAACCATCACCACCGACGTGATTGCATCGGGCGACTACTCGAAGGGCCAGTTCACCCGACTCTATCTGGGAAGCGACAACACCACCACACCAGCAAGTGTGATTGGAGGTGCCAAGCAGCTGAGCATCCATGTGTCGATGACGCTCGAAAATTCGTCGACCAAGGACACCGCCGGCGATTGGGATATCCAGGAGCCAACAGCCCTGAACTTCGACATCACCACAAGCGCACTAATCCGCAGCGGCGAGACCGTCACCAGCGGAGTTGCAGGTAAGACTCTGGCCGATCTGGAGGACATCTACGAGGCATCGCTGCCCGTGAAGTTCCAGGTGGCAAACACATCAGGCGACAACAACCGCACCAAGGGCTCTGTGCTCATGTCGGGTTCGGTTATCATCGCGACACTCACTCAGAACGGACCCAACAAGCAGAACGCCGACTACACCGCCAATCTGACGGGCTACGGCATCTACACTGTAGGAGCTTAACTTATGCCATAATTATGAACCTTTCGGCCGTGCCCCCACAGGTGCGGCCGATTTAAAAACAAAAAAAAAAGAAACTATGAAGAAGGAAGTAACATCCATCACCCTGCTGGGCGAAGAGCTCAGCATCAAGTTCAACCTCGCAGTGGAGTGCGCCTACGAGAAAATCGCAGGCAAGCCATTCGACCTGAATGACCTGATATCGCAAACCAGCAGCGCGGCACTCTATATGGCAGCCATACTGGAATCGAACCCCGACACGGAGATAACCGTAGAGCGACTGATGCGCGAGGCCACAGGACCCGAGATTGAGCAGCTGTCGAAGGCAGTAGTGGCAGCCATGACCAAGTGGCTCGACATGCCCGACGTGCTGAAGAAACTCCAGAAGGCCGACAAAGCCGAGAAGAAGGCAAAAAACTGATTAGCGCCCACGAGATATACGGAATACTTGTGGGCGAAATCGGAATCCCTCACCACACGGCGCTCTACGAGATGGAGCAGTGGCACATACAGCAGGCCATCACGGGCTACTATCGCCGAGGCCGCGACACCATGAGCATGACGCGCTGGCAGACCTACAACCTGATGGCAGCATTCGTGGGAGGCGACAAACTGCGCGAACACAATATCAACTCGCCAACCGACCTACTGAAATTCCCCTGGGACACGGATGGAGAAATACACTGCGAAGTGACAGAGGAGGATGTGGCCGAACTACAGGAGGAGATGAAACAGAATCCCTGGATTAAGTAAACCCCCGCCCGCAATGGCGGGGATTTTTGTATTAATACGTTTGAGATATGATAATCAACGAAAGTATTATTGAGAGAATAGCCCGCAAGGTGTTCAATGCCCTGTTCCCCTCGGCACTCCGTCAGAGTGGCGCAGTGATGAGCGGTGCAGGCAGCAGTGTGCAGTGGGCCGAGAACGCCAACCACGCCAACAGTGCCGACTCAGCATCGAGTGCAGGCAGCGTGGCATGGAACAATGTGACGAGCAAGCCCAACTTTGCAACAGTGGCCACAAGTGGCTCGTATAACGACCTGAGCAACAAGCCAACCATCCCCTCCATCAGCGTATCGAAAAGCGGCAGTACGCTCACCATCACTCTCAACGGCACAGCCACCAGCTTGACCGATACCGACACATGGCGCCCGGTAGTTGACAACCTGACAAGCACCGACGCCGACAAGTCTCTCTCGGCCAACCAAGGTCGCGCCCTGAAGGCACTCATCGACACCATCACGGGCTACTTCGACGGCAGCGGTAACGCCAAGAGTGCTCTGAAGCTGACCACCGTCAGCAAAACGGCATGGGGCAAGACGTTCTGGACAGCCAACGGTGTGCCCGACTCTGTCGACGGCGATCTGGCGTCGGTGGGCAATATTAGCTTCCAGACCAGCGGCAAGAACATCGGCGGCGTGATATACTTCGACACGGCCAACAAGCGCCTGGGCGTCAATAAGTCGTCGCCCACCTACACCCTCGATGTGGATGGTGGTGCGGGATTCTCGGGCAATGTAGTGCCGAACGCCGACTACTCCACCACGGCCTACAATCTGGGAAGCTCAGATAAGCGATGGAGCCGACTGTATGCTAATTATGTCGAACTCTACGGCAACGCTCCCTCATGTCACGTAGGCACCAGCTCATCCGCCCGCGTCAGTCTGCACTGGGCTGCTGACAGTAATCGCGGACTCTACGACTACACAGGCGACTGGGTAATAGGCACCAACGGCACCAATACCTTCTTAATGAAGGGCAACGTGGGAATCGGCACCGCAACGCCAGGCACAGAGAAACTAAAGGTGGTAGGCTCAATCTACACCACCGTGGGCCTCTATTCGGAGGGATATATCGACACACTATCCGACCAGCGATTCAAGGATGTGGTGGACTACGATGCAGCACCCTCGATCGATGCCATCGCCAACGCTCCAGCCATACACTTTAAGTGGAACGACCGGAAGGATGATACGATGCACGTGGGCTCGATATCGCAGTATTGGCAGAAGGTAATGCCCGAGGCTACACACATGCGAAATGGGAAGCTGGGCATGAGCTACGACGTGATAGCAATGATGAACACCATCGCTCTGGCTCGCGAGATAAAAGAACTGAAAGAAGAAATCAAAAGACTGAAGGGAAACAATGTCGTGGGATAGTGCAGCAGCAATGATCAGACCGGTGGTGCAGTTGCAGGATATTCGCGACTGCTTCCAAGTTCAGGGTACCAATTTGGAAACTCTGATGCGAGCCGTTAACCCAAATAAGTGGGCACGATTCAAACCAGTGGTATCATCCACTCGCGACACCGTGACGGGGCAGTTTAACAATACTACCAAGGAGTGGATAGACTGGGGCGACGGCACCAACTGGTGGGTGGCAGGCGGTAAATGCGGACTCGACTTCGCCGTGTATCACAATCTGGGCGCACTCACCAGCTCCATCTCATTCCTATATAAACTCGCCAACGGCCAGCTGCCGTGGACCTACACCAAGCCATACGGAGGATGGAACTCACTATTCCGTGCGCAAGACTTCGGCAACTACTTCCACGAGGCCGTGCCACCTGTGGGGGCATTGGCCGGAGCAGGAGGCACCATCTATGTGCCATCGAGCGGCACGGGTTCGCGCACACTCACTCTGAACTACGACTCACCTCCACTTCCAGAATACAACCTAACTCTGCGTGACTTCTACTACGAGGGCACGCGATTCACCGAGTACTATCTGGCCGTGCTGCTATGGATGGGCAGCCGATGGATATGTGCATCGAGTGTCAACAAGATAGGCTCGGCAGGCTCTACGCTCATCGAGACAGAGATAGGCTACAGCGACGTGGGCACATGGAATGTGATACCATTCCTCTCGTCGGTAAACATCAACGCCTACGGCGAGCAAGTGGTGGGCAACTACTTCAGCGCGGGCTACGACACCCCCGACACCATCACCATCGCCAGCAGTGGCACGGTGGAGCAGATAGAGGCCACGGGTATCTACAGCAAACTCGACAAGACTCAGATCGCCTTCAAGTGCACCCTGCACAACAACGGTTCGAGTGCTGCCTACCATCCGAGCGGACTCACCATCTACATCTATCGCACCAACGAGGGTGCGTCGTCGGGAGCAACGGGCGAGCTGGTGGCTCAGTGGACCTACGGCAACGCCATCACCGTCCCCGCCAACGGCACCTACACTCTGCCCGAAAACATCTACATCGCCGCACTCTACGACTACTTCTGCGGCACTAAGGACGTGACGGCACCTGCCGCCGGTAAGATGTACTGGATCACAGCCCGATTCAACGACCAGACTATCCTCGACAACGAGTGGATACCTGTTGAAGAAGGCATCATACCCGAATAAAAACATAAAGATATGAAACAGATTGAAAACGAGGTGGACGACACCCGACCACAGAACGATGCAGGAGGCATAGGCACTCCCGAAACCGAAGAGAGACACGAACTGTTTTTCGATGTGATAGCCATCATCGGATTGATACTATCATTTCTAATTCTATTCGCCATTATTTATTTCATATTCCAATGATTTCGGACTATAAACAAGTAAACCCCCGCCCGCAAAGGTGGGGGTTTTTGTATGGGAAGATTATCGGAATATATAAATGGATATCGCGGACGGCATTCTGTTTACGGAATGTACTCGCCCCGCTATAACACCCGCACTGGCAGTTTGAACAAGGGCGGTGATAACGGCGGCACTGAGGTGCAAATATTCGGAGTTGACGTGAATCTTAAAATGCTCGGTAGTCTGATGACCAACGACCCCATATTTAATCGCAACCTCCACAAATATGTGAAGCAGGTGCTACGCGAGGCACGCCGCAATCTGACCAAGGATGCAAAAGCCTACATGAAAAGCGACCCACGCAAGGCTGCAATGGCCGTGAAACACTCGGTATATAAAACGATAATTGGTGGTAATATTTCGATATTACAGAAGGGAAAAGGACACGCCGGAGCTCGTTACGAATTACATCGCCATCGCAAACTTGACGAAAACCCACGTCAGCGAGGTGGTAATCGCCGCGAAAGATATGCAGAGCGCAACAGACTGGACACCTACTACGGAACCGACCGTGGATTCATTCTGAGATTTATCAGCAGCGGAACCGTGCTCCGCACATCGCGATACGGCGATCGAGGAGTAATGCGACACACCAACTGGTTTGGTCACACCGCACCTTGGCAGATGCAGGGAGCAGCGGTGAAGCTGGCCGAGGCAATTAACGAATATATAAAACAAGAGACAAATGGCTAATAGTGATGTATTGGTTCGCATGAAAGCGGACACCCAAAATTACGATGCCAACATAGCGAAGGCACGCCGCACACTGGAGGGATTCAAACAAGACAATCTCACCCTGGGCGGCATAATCAATCAGACCACCCGCAGTTTGACAGCCGCAGCCGCAGGCTTTGCCAGTCTCGCTGCCGCAGCTGCCACAATCAAAAATGTGGTAGACGAGAGTCTGCAACTTGCCAAGGCCGGCGAGGGTATTCGTCTGGCATTCGAGCGACTTAATCGCCCCGACCTCTTAAATGGCCTGCGCGACGCTACACATAAAACCGTGAACGATATAGAACTGATGAAGGCTGCTGTGAAGTTCAACGATTTTAAGCTACCCGTCGAGGAGTTAGGCACAATGCTGGCTTTCGCTCAACAGAAGGCGAAAGATACAGGACAGAGCGTAGACTATATGGTTGACTCAATCGTGACTGGACTCGGACGTAAATCACTGATGATTCTTGACAACCTCGGGCTATCAGCCACCGAAATCCGTGACAAGATGAAGGAGACTGGCGATATGACCAAGGCCGTCGGTGAAATCATCCGCGAACAGATGGCAAACGCTGGCGAATACGTGGAAACCGCTGCCGACCGAGCAACGCAGGCCAATGTAGAATTGCAAAACGCGATGGAGCGACTGGGCGAGACATTCCAGCCATTGGCAGATACCGCCCGCAGTGTATGGAACGACATCAAGGTGGGTGCCATCGACCTGCTAAACTCTGCCATCAAACCTCTCGTGGAATGGCTCACTAAAGCAGGGCAACTGAAAGCAGAGGTTGAGCGCCTGGGCGGAAACGCAAAGGTAAATAGAGATATAGCAAAATTGAAGGGCTCGAACTATAAACCGCAAGCCTATCAAATGATGCTATCGGGCTATTTCCGCAGTGAGAATGCAGCACGCAACAATCTACTCAAAGCCGAGAAGGGCGGAATGGGTAGTATCGAAATTTGGCAAAACAGATATGAGGCAGCAAAATCACTGCGCGAGATGTTTCAAAGTGAGGGACTGAAAGTTTTAAATCCAGCAACAACACCTCCTCCCGTAGAAACTACTCCCACCGGCGGAGGTAGTGGTAGCGGTTTTAATGCAGCGATTGCAGCCTTCATGGGTGGGGCAGGATTTAAGGCCGAAGACACCATGCCATCTGTTTGGGCAATGTTAGGAGATACAGGGCTGCGTCAGGTGACAGGCATGGGAAGAAAACAGAACGACCTTGGTCGCGTACTCAAAGATTATGTAAATAGCGAAGAAAACAAAAAGCAGGAAATTACCACTGCGGATATGCTGGAAGGAGTCGAGACTATGACGGGATCGCTCCAGGGCATTCTTGACGGAGTGCAGAGATTAGGCATAGAGATACCATCAGAACTCAATAATATCTTCGGTGTGATTCAAACCATCGCCAGCATCGTGAGTGCAATACAAACGATGCAGACTGTGGGTTCATTCCTCGGAATATTCGCCAACGGAGGAATGGCACATGCGGCCAACGGACTACTAACCGGCACTCACTATTCAAATGATATGGTCCCCGTAGCTGTCAATGACGGCGAGCTGATTCTTAACAGAGCCCAGCAGGGCAATCTCGCCAGCCAACTTCAGGGTGGCATGGGCGCAATGCAACTCTCGGCAGTCATCACGGCCGAACAGCTGCGCCTATTATTACAAAATAACGGCAAACGCACAGGTCGCGGCGAGTATGTAACCACAAACTTCAGATAAACGTATGGCACGAGAAAAGAGATGGACAATACCATTCAAGAGTCTGGCAGGCGTTGACTGCCGCATAGATATCTACGACGAGGGGTGGACGGGCAGCGTCACCACCCTTTCGCCCGCTGTGTCAGGCACTCCGGGCGTGGCTGCCATGAATCCCATCTACTACGAGGAGAACAACGACGGCAACCTGCTGAACGTGCTCCGATACAAAACGGGATATATCACACTTATAGAGACCAGCTACGGCTCGCTGGCCGACCTCTACCCCGAGACCGACACCGAGCACTTTGTGGAGTTCTACTACGGCACCC